TTATAAAATTTTGTTCAGTTTATCCAGCATTTCACGCCTAGATTCGGAGTATATATGGGCGTAAGTTTTTCTTAATTCACTAACAGAATGGCCAAGCCTTTCTGCGATCAGCTGATCATCTACACCGGCACGAATCAGCAGAGTCGCATGGGAGTGCCTAAAGCCGTGAGGGGAGATAGGCGGAACACCAGCAACTTGGATATATCTCTTCAAAGCAACAGCCAGTCTGGGCGCCAGAAGTGGCTTTATATGGCCAAACACAAACCAGGAGGACGAGAACCCGTCCTTCTTTTGTTGCTCGCTATAGCGACGCCTTAAGCAATCTAGAAGGGTATCCTGTAGATCAATATATCTGTTTGAGTTTTTAGATTTAGGCGGAGTAATCTCCCACGGAGCCGATTCCGTTTTTATCGTTAATGTTTTAGAAATATGCACCCGGCCTCTGCCTAGATCAACATCCGACCATTGGAGGGCAAACATTTCAGATTTACGGACACCAGTGCCATACATAAACATAAAGACATCACGCCAGTACTGATCATCTACGCATGATATAAAATAAGTAAAGGTTTCCTGCTCCCAGAATAACAGACTTTGGTCCTTTAAATTCCGCTTGTCTTTCACGATAGGCAAAGATCTGCACGGGTTGACTTCAAGATATCCAAGTCTCACGGAATAAGAAAGAATAACAGATAGAGTATCTAAAATGCCGTTTAGAGTGGGAGCAGCATAAAGCTGACCATTCGGCTTTTTCTTTTGAAGCAGACGGTTTCTCCACTGATCAAGAACGGGAGTCGTAAGCGCCGTAAGCTTCAGGCTTCCCAAATCATCCTGGATGTGATTTTTATAAGTATGTACGTGCGTATAGAGAGTGGATCCTTTTACGGACATATTCTCTGCGTTTTTGCAGTATAACTGAAACATTTCATTTAAGGTTATAGAAGGCCGAGCGGTAGTCATTTCCAGACGGAAGGCAAACTCGGCTTCTTTTGCTTCTTTTTTTGTTTTGAAACCTCGACGACAATATCGCTGAGTCTTTCCGGTAATATCCTTACAGGAACCATAGAACATCCAGGTTCCCCTTTTTGTGTCCTTTTGCTGAGCCATAAAAGATTACCTCCTTTTATAATTTCTACGAAAAGCGACTAAAACACCTAACACCTGAACCTGATCATGAAAGTCGGCCGTCGAGAAGAGAGTCCCAATCGCATACGGACTGGCAGTACGTAAAGCAATCTGGTTCGTTTCGTTATGCGTAATAATAAAGCGCAGCATGGCTTTACCTTGATACTTCACTAGCATAGGCACGCCAGCACGAATAGCACCTGTGGCGCGGATCAGGCAGACGTCGCCCTTGATAATATCCGCCTTATACATAGTTTCATCAGGCATGACATAGATATAATCCGCGGCAACATCTGTAGCCGTAGAAGTGAAGACTGACGAGCTTTTCGACTTAGATACAGACCCGTCCTCGTCGACCAGGGACAGAAAGCGGACAGGCTTCACTGCAGAATCTTCAAAGGCTTCGCTCATCAGATCAAAGGGTTTCAGGTTGAATCGCTCTGCAATTTTTACAACCATATCTGGCCTTGGCGCTTTAGTACCTACCTCCCAACACCGTACGGTGTTATAAGAAACACCACAATACTCGGCCAAATCTCTACGACTGACACCAGACTCTTTCATCAGCTCAGGGAGCTTGGAAGATAAGACTTCATTCAATTTATTCATAGTTAATTACACCTCCTAGGTTTATATTAATCTTTTAGGTTTAAAAAGTAAATAATAAAAAATATAAAATAATAACCATAAAAGTTTGACAAAATGCGTTCATAGCTGTAAACTGTAGGCAATTAGGGAAAGAGCTTTTAAGAAAGAAGGGAAAACAAATGGGATAGAAGAACTCAGAAAGAAAATCGAATTCATGCTCCAGACCATGGACCAGGGGGCCTTGAACAGGCCTATAAAATCCTACAAAGAATCTGGATCAGACACGGAACACAGCAATAGAACACACACGGAAGAATGCAGGACTTGGAAACAGGTTCTGCGTTTTTCTTTTATAAAAGACGAGTAACAAACCTAAACAGGATTACTCGTCTTTTAAGTTTTCGATAATTTGCATAACTAAATTGAACTGTTCCTCTGGAAGAGAAAAGAGTCTTTTTACCAATTCTACTGTTTTAGCATCATAGCCTTTCTCGGCTGCTAGCTCATCTACTATGGCGTCCATATCATCTAGGAACGGTTCGCCTATTCCTTCCGTTAGCCAGAAGTAGTCCACGTGATATTTAGAACATATCAATTTAACAATTCCGTCAGACGGGTTCGCTGATCCAGACTCTATTCGACTAATAGCCGATTCAGATAAGCCCAGAGAATTACCGAAGGCCTTCATTGTAAGGCCTAAGCCTTTTCGGATTTCTTTTATTCTATTTCCTAGCATTTCTTTTTTACCTCCTGACAAAAGTATAATATAAAAACTTTAAAATTTAAAGTCTTTTGTTGACAAACATTAAAAAGTAAAGTAATATAACAGCAGAACTTGAAAATAGAAAGTTGAGGTGATAGAAAACATGAAAATAGAAGATCGTAACAAAGCAATAGCAAATGCGAACTTATTACTGGACGACGTAAAAGCTCTAAAGGGTGAGCCCCGAGCTTTCCTAGAAGGGATGCTGACAGGCCTACAAATGAATAAGGCTCAACCAGCAGCCAAGGAACCAGAAAAACAGGAGGAGGTGAAGTAAATGGATGCAATAGTTGTAGGTGGGATCTTTATTCTAACGGTAGCCGTAATGGTAGGAATCCCGACAATGAAAAAATTAGAACCGGAAAACACCTGGTACAGAGTGTATGCGATTCTAATCTGGTTTATAGCAGTATCTAGCTTAATTCTTCGAGCTCTTTCTTAATATCTGGAGTCAATTCTTCTAGTAATCTTCCAGCAGTATGTCGATCGTTTGTCAAAAGCTTATTGAATTCGATTAGCTTATTGCGAAGATCAGGAGAAACCAGAGGAAGAAGCCTATAGATATATTCACCGAGTTCTTGAAGAGCTGTAGCCTGGCCTAGATATAAATATTTGCCAGCATACTGAAGAAATCCCATATAGATGTCCTTCTTGGATTGAATATCAGTTTTTCTTCTATCCGCTTCAATCTCAAGCTTACGAAGCTTTAGATGATATCGATTATTTATAATCGCTGTAATACTTGGAGAAATAATCGCAGCAAAAGCAAGAGCTACAGTCAAGATATTAGCTAACTTATCAGTCATAAAAAAACCTCCTTTCATAGGAGATTGTAACACGAAAGGGAGAAAGAGAAATGGAACACAAGACAACAGGCGCAGAACTTCCAGACTTTGCGGAAGGTATCAACCTTCACGGAGAAAGACTAAGACTGGAAGCCTTCTATGCAGAACAAAAAAGAATCAGAAAACAAAAATTCAGATCTGGACTTGTAACAGTGCTAAACGTTGCGATCCTAATCCTGATCCTATCGCTAAGCGTAGCGGTTTGGATCATGATCTATCAAATGCTTTATTAAAGGAGGTGGTGAGCTTTGCAAGTAGAAAACCTAGCAGCCTACAGATACGAGATGATGGAAAAGGGATACATGAACATATCCGAGCTATCAAAGTTTATAGGTTGCGGAAGGGGTAAAGGAAGCAAAATCTTTCAGAAGATCACGGAAGATATAAAAAAAGAAGGCTTAGAAAATATCGACAGCAACGTCATCCTGACCAAACGTGCTATTCAGTATCTAGGCCTTACACAAAAGAATATCGTAGAATCCTACGAGCGTTCTATAAAAAAAGGCTAGAAGACCTCGTTCGAAAACGAATAAGGCTCTAGCAATAGAACACGCTTATATTATACAGCACGTGTTCAAAAATACAAGGAGGAAAAAGAAAGAATGACACTAGATGAAGCGATTGCCATCGCAAAAGAATCATCTGAAAATCAGTACATGGGTGATCGTGGTAGAGAAAACTTTAAACAGCTTGCAGCTTGGCTGGAGGAGTTGAAGCAGTATAAATTGGCAAGTCCTCACAAAAAGCCAGCATACAAATTAACTAAATTTGAAAAAGACTTGTTACAAAGCTGTTCAAATATATACAAATACAAATTCAAAGCTATGCCTGCTTTAATCAGAATGAAAGAAAAAGGGCATTTCAAAGACATTAATGAGGATGCAACAGTCAAAAGTATCCTAGCAGATTGTGAAGTAACAGAGGAGGACTAAACATGATCACTATTGAAAAAGAAAAACCTGCAAAAAGAGAATTAAAGCTTTTCTCAGTAGAAGTTGCACTAGCGCCAGACGTTGAAGACAACATGCAATTAGAGACACATATCGAAGGAAGCAGACCCGAGATAATGGCCTTTCTTAAAGTGATGGATGTCAATCCAGAGGAATATAGATCGATTCTAAAACATGCTGTTAAGGCCATGCTTCGAGACTTTGTACAGCAGGTAGTAAATCTAAGCGAAAGCCTAGAAGGCGTAGAAATGAAAGAAACGGAGGACTAGAAAATGCAAGTTATTGTTGATGAAATTGATCCGCAATATTGCCCGTTTTATGTCAGCGAATCTTGGCCCAATACCTTACATATCGCCTATGAAGAAGGAAGTTGCAGATTAGATGCCAGCCCGGTTGCTGACGGACTTCAGCAATGGTCGTGTCATGCAAAAAAGGGAGATGAAGAATGTCCTTTCTGCGTTACCTACGATGAATTTAAAAGAAGGACTAGAAAATGACAATGGATCCTTTGAATTTATACAGAATAAAAGTGAGCCTAGTAGAACATATTCAAGGATTATATGGGATTCGGACTAAATGTGAACGAATCTCGCAAAATGACAAGCTTCTATTTGATATGTTCAAAGTACCAGAAGAAGAAAGAGATGAAGTTTTAAAAGCAGCCATGAAAGCCTTTCAAGTAGCTTTCTTAGAGGAAATGTCTAAAAGATCAAGAAAAAGGAGGAAAAATAGATGTATTACCAATTAACATTGCAATTCGCAACAAGCGAAATCGACGACGCTAAAAAAGTGTTGGAACTAGCCAAAGAGCTAGACCTAAAGCGCGCAGGGCTAGGGGAAAAGCTGCCTGGGCCTGAAACATTCCCATGGGAAGAAGAAGCGCCAAAACAAGAAGCGCCAACAAAGGAAACGCCAACTCGTAAAGAAAAAGAAAATGAGACTGAGATTCTAATGGCCAAAGATTGGACGACTCAAAACGAGCCTATTCATGAGACTGTAAAGCCAACGCCAGAACCTGATCAGGCTCCAGCAAAAGAAATCACACTAGAGGACCTTCAAAAAGCCGGCGTTGCCTTTGCCAAAGAAAAAGGTGTGGCCGTACTTAAAGTACTCCTAACCCAGATGGGTGCAAGCAAGATCTGCGAGATTCCTAAAGAGAAATATCAGGAAGCCTGGGAGGCGCTACATGCCTAGTCAACACGCGATTTTATCAGCCAGTGGGTCCAATAAATGGATTCACTGCCACCCTTCCGCAAGACTGGAGGAACTATTCGAAGAAAAGCCAAGCGCATATGCAGCAGAAGGAACGGAAGCGCACAGCGTAGCAGAACAGAAACTCCGTAACTGGATTGAGGGACACCCGCGCAGAAAAGTAAAAGCAGCTAACGGAGAAATGGACGAGGCTACAAATTTCTATAAGGACTATGTTCTAGAGGTATACAACAAAGAGAAAAAGAAAAGTGATATCGCAGATCTTTTTATCGAGGTACAAGTTGATTTGACTCCATGGATTCCGGAAGGCTTTGGAACATCCGACGCTGTAATCGTAAGTAATCACACGCTCCACGTTATTGATTTTAAATACGGAGAAGGCGTCAAGGTAAACGCTCCACACAATCCGCAGCTTACTATTTACGCCGCAGGAGTTATGGCGATCTATGATTGCCTGTATGATTTTGAAAAGGTTCAGCTTCATATCGTACAGCCTAGACGTGATCACATCAGCACCTGGGAACTTACTACCGAAGAACTGGCAGACTGGATGGAGAACACGGTCAAGCCTGCAGCTATAGAAGCCTGGAACGGAGACGGAGAACAGCGAGCTGGAGAGTGGTGCAAGTTCTGCAAGGCCAAAGCGCAATGCGCAGCACACGCTGCAAAGATGAAAGCAATCAATGCGAGATATCAGCGCATGTGCGGAATGATTTTAACAGATCAGCAAATCGCGGAGCTTTTGCCAGAACTACCTGGACTTATTGACTGGGCCAAAGAGGTGCAAGAATTCGCACTGGATCAGGCGCTAAAAGGAACACACTACGAAGGATATAAAGTTGTAGAAGGAACAAGCCGAAGAAAGATTACAGACGAGTCTAAGGCATCTGAAGCACTTCAAAACGCAGGCTTCGACTTCAACCAGATCATGACAAAGCCAAAGCTTCAGACTATCACGGCTCTTGAAAAATTAGTCGGAAAAAAAGACTTTGCAGAAATTGTTGGTGAATATATCGAGAAGCCACAAGGAAAACCAACACTGGTGCCAGTAAGCGACAAACGCCCAGAGCTTGGAGTCGTAACAAATGACTTTAAAGATGGCATTGATTAGAAAAATAAAAAGACTGATAGGAATCCAGTCGCCTTCAGAACACATGTGGGAATTTAAGCCCAGGAGAACAAAAAATGAGTTCAAAGGAGGATATCAACCAGCTCGAAGAAAAGATGGTCCGCATCCGAGCCGAGATTCGAAGCAGTAAACCAGGACCACACAGAAACGATCTAAAGCGACAGCTTAAAAACGTAATGCGACAAAGAATACAACTAGGAGGAACAAAAAGATGTCACAAGTAAAAACAAAATTAGTAAGATTTATCTACTGCCATTTAGCAGAACCATACGCGTTTGCAGAAGGCATGGACGCCAAATATAGCGTGAACGTATTAATTGATAAGGACGACAAAGAAACACTTAACCGAATCATTAATGGATACCAGGAAGCCGTTCAAGGTGGAGTAGAACACTATGGCGCTTCCTTCAAGGCTAAAGCAACACCGCTAAAAAGAGAACCAGGAAGCACACGCGGCTTATTGGTTGACTGCGACGCGGATGAAAGATACAGCACGCCAGAGTTCAAGAACAAATACATGCTAGCGATAAAGAGTATCAATCCTGTATCAGTTGGATACCGCAAGAACGGAGTGACATACGCATACAGCGACAAGGAAGCTATTAGGGAAGATGTATATAGTGGATGCTATGGAGCTGTAAGCTTTAACTTCTACGCATTCAACAAAGTCGGAACAGGAATCGCTGCAGGACTTAACAGCGTTTTAAAAGTAAAGGATGGAGAGCCATTAGGCGGACATCCAAGTGTAACTGCCGACTTTGGAGACGCTTCTGAATTTGACGATGAAGCCGGAAGCGACGACCTAAGTGCCTTGTTGTAAAAAGCCCATACTGCATATCGACCTGGAGACCTACTCCAGCGTCGACCTTGCAGCCTGCGGGGTTTATAAATACGCAGAGAGTTTAGATTTCAAAATACTTCTATTCGGATACGCCTGGGGCAATGATCCAGTAGAAGTTTTAAATTTAATGGAAGAAGATCTGCCTTTTTCTTTAGTATCAGCGCTAGCCGATGAAAATATCACGAAGGTGGCACACAACGCAAACTTCGAACGAGTATGCCTAACCAGATATGTCAAGGAGTACGCAAAGCGAGATATTCTAGGAGACACTGTAAAAAAGAAACTAACAGAGGATGGATTCCTTCCACCAGAGCAATGGCAAGATACCATGATCATGGCCGCAGAGAACGGCTACCCTTCAAGCTTAGGCCAATTAGGGCCAGCATTAGGAATTGAAGAAGATAAGGTGAAACTGGCTACCGGTAAAAGATTGATCCAGTATTTCTGCAAGCCTTGCAAGCCAACAAAAGCCAACGGCGGAAGATGGAAGAACCTACCGGAACATGATCCGGAGAAATGGAATCTTTTCATAGAATACAACAAGCGCGATGTGGAATCCGAACAAGCCATTTATAACAAGCTAAATAACTTGATACCTGTATCTGATCAGGAATGGGAAAACTGGCACAGAGACCAGAGGATAAACGACAGAGGAATACACGTAGATACGCAGATCATAAAAAACGTTCAGTCCTACAGCTTAGAACACGGAATGGAACTGATGGAGGAAGCAAGATACATCACAGGCCTAGAAAATCCGCAAAGCGTAGCACAGCTAAAGAAGTGGATCCTTGACCAGGAAGGACATGACGTCGAAAGCCTGAACAAGGAAGCCGTGAAAGACCTTTTAAAAGGAACACTAAGACCCGAAACAAGAAGAGCTCTAGAGATACGTCAGGAGCTAGGGAAAACAAGCGTCAAGAAGTACGACGCATTCCAGAGAGCGTGCGGAGAAGATGACCGCATCCGAGGAACCTTCCAATTTTTTGGAGGAAGAACCGGAAGATGGGCAGGTCGACTGATCCAACCGCAGAACTTCCCAAGGCCTAGCTTTGAGGAAGTAGACGAGCCAAGAGAATTGGTAAAGGAAGGCAACTTCGAACTTCTAGAGCTCATCTATTCAAGCATGAATGATGTATTCGCTACGATTCTAAGAACCGTAATCACACCACCAGAAGGCAGCAGCTTTATAGTAGCCGACTACTCAGCCATAGAAGCTCGCGTGATTGCATGGCTAACAAGGACGACGTGGCGCCAGGAAGTATTCAAAAACGGCGGAGACATCTACTGTGCATCAGCAAGTCAGATGTTCGGGGTGCCTGTAGAAAAGCACGGAATCAATGGACATTTGAGACAAAAGGGAAAGATTGCCGAACTAGCCCTCGGATACGGAGGTGGAACGGCAGCACTGGAAGCCTTTGGAGCTAGTAAGATGGGGTTGAGCCCAGAACAGCAGCAAGAGATCGTGACGAAATGGAGACAAGCCTCGCCACGTATCAAGGACTTCTGGTACTTACTAGGCAGAGCCTTCGAGGATGCGATTACAGATGGAAAAATCACAACCATGGACCGAAATATGAAGGTTTTCAAAAGTAATGGAAACGTTTATATTCAACTACCAAACGGGCGCATTTTAGGCTATGTCACTCCACGAATCAAGGATGGCCAGGTATCTTTTTTAGGATTGAACCAGACCACACGAAAATGGGAGTGGACCAACACATGGGGCGGAAAGCTAACAGAGAACGTGGTTCAGGCTATCGCTCGAGACTGCCTATGCGAGACGCTAAAAGGGTGCGACGAGATCGGAGCTAAGACGATCATGCACGTTCATGATGAAGTGATCTGCGAAGTGCCGACGGAAGAAAAAGAAACAAAATTCAAACAACTGCTAGACGTAATGGCTAAACCAATAGACTGGGCGCCAGACTTGATTCTAGTAGGGGATGGATTTATATCCGATTATTACAAGAAGGACTAAGACATGAAAAAAAAAATTTAATTATAGCCTTGATCTATATCACCGCAGCACTGATCATCCTAAATATTTTGAAGGAAGTGTTCGGTTTAGATATAGCACAAGCGCCAAGGTTAGGAGGATAGAACATGAGTATTAAATGGACACAACAGGAGGACAACCTTCTAAAGCAGCTAGACGCCTTAGGCTACAGCAGCTCAAAGATTTATAAAGAATATGGGTCTATATTAAAGAACAGAAGTCAAAACGCTATAGCCCTTCGTCTAAGCTATCTACACAAACCACCTGAAGAAAGACGAAAGGAAGATATGGCAAGCTTCGACAATGCGGACATGCTAGAAAAAGCGATCAACCAGATGGCGGACCGCATCTGCAACAGGCTAGACAATATCGCAAACGCTCTGACAGTGATCTGCAGATATATGGAAAACAATATGGAGGACGCCAGGAAGCATGCTGCGCACGCTATAAGGCTTCTAGAAGAGATCAAGGCCAATGGGACACTCCAGCAAGGAACACAGCAAAGTATCAAGCATGAGCTTCAAAAAGTGGCTTATAGGAGAAGCAAGAATGGGTAAGCACTACAAGCCCAGGGAAAATCAAAGAATCTTCTACATTCTGGACAAGGACTGTGAAACAGTGCTGAAAACACTGACGGCTTCACAACTTGCCGAGCTTCTAGGAATCAGGAGAGAACATCTAGATATTTATCTGGTAACGAATCCCACTTTTAGAGGCTGTCCTATAGCGGAAGAATAGACAGGAGGCCGAAGGATGTATGCAATAGCAACCTGCAAAAACAGAAAACAAAAGCAGTATTTCAACCAGGAAATGTCCTGGGATGAATTCACAGCAAAAATAAAAGAAACGACCCGAACAAAAGAGACGGTGGAAGAGTACAAAAAGATGACGAAGGACCAGCAGTCTAATATCAAGGACGTCGGTGGATTCGTAGCCGGAGAACTAAAAGACGGAAGACGAAACAACCAAAGTGTGTTATCACGCAGCATGATAACACTGGATGCTGACTTTGCAGATAAAGAATTTTTAGAATTGATCCAATTAACGTGCGACTTTTGCAGCGTGATCTACTCAACGCATAAGCACACACCGGAAAAGCCAAAATATAGATGGATCATTCCACTACAAAGAGAAGTATCACCGGAAGAGTACGAGGCAATCGCTCGAAAGATTGCAAGTACAATCGGAATGGAATACTTCGACGACACGACCTACCAGCCAGCACGAATGATGTTCTGGCCTAGCACCAGTAAGGACGGAGAATACATCTGTGAACAACTAGGAGACAGAAACGCATACCTGAACCCAGATGACATCCTGGCGCAGTACAGAGACTGGCATGACATCAGCTACTGGCCTCGCTCTAACAGAGAGACAGAACTGCATCATAGCGACATCAGACACCAGGAGGACCCTTTATCTAAGTCCGGATGGATTGGCGCATTCTGCAGGGCCTACACGATCCAAGAAGCGATTGAGAAGTTCATACCAGAGGAATACACGCCAACAGAGGACCCGAACCGCTGGACCTATACGAACGGATCCACAGCCGGAGGCTTGGTGATTTACGACGACAAGTATGCCTACAGCAACCACAACACAGACCCGACAGGGCAGCAGCTATGCAATGCCTATGACCTTGTAAGGATACACAAGTGGCCAGACGATCCAGCAAGCACAGAACGCATGCTCGAACTAATGGAACAAGACGAGGGCACCAGGAAGCAGCTTATAGATGATAAGAAAGAACAGATTCACGAGGACTGGGACGACTTCCAGGACGACACCGCGAGGGGTTCGCAAGGGGTAGAAGACAGTAAAGAAGAAGTAAACGAGGACTGGCTGAATGCTATGGACGTGGACAAGAAGGGAAACTTCAAGCCAACCACGGACAACATAGTCCGCATACTTTTAAATGATCTAAAACTTAAAAACGGAGTCGGGGGAAATGATCTATTCGCACAGAAACCCGTCAAGAAGGGAAACCTGCCCTGGTGGAACTACAACCCAAGCGACCCGACCTGGACCGATACGGACGACGCAAGCTTCAGATACTATCTGGAAAAGAAATACAACATTGTCGCAAAAGGAAAAGTGGATGACGCTATAGCCTATGTTCAGGAGAGAAACAGCTTTCACCCGGTACGTGACTATCTAGATACACTAGAGTGGGACGGCATACCAAGACTAGACACGCTATTTATAGACTATCTAGGAAGCGAGGACTCAGAGTACAGCAGAGCGGTCGCAAGGAAAGCCTTTACCGCAGCCGTGGCCAGAATCTACACACCTGGATGCAAGATGGACTATATGCCTGTACTCGTAGGACACCAGGGTATAGGAAAGAGCCACATGCTAAGCATCATGGGCGGAGATTGGTTCTCAGATTCAATCACAACGATTTCAGGGAAAGAAGGATACGAAGCCCTGCATGGATCATGGGTTATTGAGTGGTCCGAATTATCTGCAGCCAGAAAAGCTGATATCGAGTCCATGAAGCAGTTTATAAGTAAAAGGGACGACCGATACAGAAAAGCCTACGCGAGAAGAGTTACTGATAACCCAAGGCAATGTGTTTTCTTTGGAACCACGAATGATGATGAATTCCTAAGAGACTACACAGGAAACCGAAGATTCTGGCCGATCAACACGGATATATCAAAGGCAAAAAAGATTGTGTTTGATGATCTACCAAAAGAACGCGATCAAATATGGGCTGAAGCTAAGCAGAGATTCAAGGACGGAGAAAAGTTATTCCTTCAGGGCGAAGCTTTGACCGGAGCCGAACAGATGCAGAAGGAGCACACGTTTACCAGCGTTCGAGAAGATATGGTCCGTGACTATCTAGACAGAAAGTTACCAGAGGGATGGAAAGATATGGATTTATACGCCAGAGTTCAGTGGTTGGAAGACCCGAAGAACAAGGGGGCAGACATCAGAGACTGCGTAAGTTTACTCGAAATTTGGTGCGAAGTTTTAAATGGTGCAAAGAATAAATTTACACCCGTGGACCAGAGAGAACTCAAGGCAATCATGGAAAGTTTAGGGTGGAATAAAGGACCAGCACCAAGACAAAGGGGAGCCTGTTATGGCAAACAACGGGTTTATTTGAATCCTAAATTCACCTGGGAAAACAGGAATCATATTTAGGTAACGCTGGAAACGGCCGTAAAAAGATACAAAGCAACCAAGGAAACGGACGTGGAAACGCTAAAATCATAGAGCGTTTCCGGGGAATCACCGCATAAAATAAGGTTTTCTAAGCTATTGGAAACAGTAGAAACAGAAATATTACTAACTTAATGAATATATAATATATAGCGTAATACAGTACGTGTATACGTATATGCGCGCGAGAAAATATAGTATATATATAAAGAGTTTGGAAGGCGTTTCCGCACGTATCCGTTTCCAGGGCCAAAAAATCAAACAGAAAAGGAGACACAGAAATGGAAAGAAATCACATCAGAACATATCGATGTTTTATGGTAGAAATAGACGCAGGAGTCAACCAGGAAACAATGGACCGTTACGGAATCGAAAAGCAGAGCCTGGTCGCTATGGAAGAACTATCAGAACTGCAAAAGGCGATTTCTAAACTGGTACGCAATCCAGAAGAAAAAACAAAGCCATTAGAGTTCAAAGGACTAAAAAATAACCTGATCGAAGAGATGGCGGATGTATTGATTTGTATGGATCAGCTAATCGAGTTTTATCATATTCAAAGACTTGAGATTCAAGAGCTTATTCAAGCAAAACAAGCAAGACAAGCCAAAAGGCTAGAGGAGGAATAGAACATGAAAGAAACTAGAATGTATATCAAGTGCGACCGATGTGGAAAAGAAACATCAGTCGGAATCGAAAAGAGCAAGATCGAGAACGGAA